AAGATACGCAAATAATCCGAAAGAACTCGGAGATACAACCCATAAAGAGAAATACGACGATTTCAAAGAGAAAGGCGTTGATGTCCAACCCCTTTCGCAAAGCAATACATTAACTAACGTTCCTTATGAGCAGGGCGGTGGATATAAGGTGAATGACGGAAAAGATGGAGTTTTTACATATCACCCAGCAAAAGGCAGCCACCATGGAGGAGAATACTACAAGGTAGCTACAGGGAAAACAGGAAAGAAAAGATACGATATGGAAGGAAATCCAATAAAATAGGAGATGAGTGTTATGGATAGATACTTTGAAGGACTTCCGTTTGAAAAAGTTACAATTGAAGGAATAGAGTGCTATAAGTCAGATGATGGGCGCTTTTTCAGAATTGATGAAGGAAAAACTTTTGTCGCCCTTGAATGTGCAGGAGATGAACATGGAGTTGAAATTAATGATTTTGAAGATGTTGATTTGTTCGACAAGGAAACTGAGGATTCGGATATGACTGGAGCTATACGCTCGCTTCTCGAAGAACTAATAGCATAAAAATGTATTGATTACATTACAAAGAACCTTGCGGTTGCGCTAGGTTCTTTTCTTTTGCATTTTTACTGCAACCAAGGGAGGTGATTGATTGGACGACGAACAAAGAAAGCAAACCCTGCGCGAGGAGCTGAAACGCAGGAATAGGGGAAGGCAGATGGTTACGGCAAAGTACACCGCCAAGTTTCCGGAGAATGCGGAGAGGGAATACCTGCGGCTTGTCAATAAGAGCATGGCTGTTGAAAAGCAGGTGATAATGAAATATATTCCAAGATTAAAAGCCATTCTTGGCAGGGATACAAAGCTCAACACTGATTCCACCGACGCTGATGAGAATAAGAAGAAGCGCAGGACGGCAAGGCTTGCATCCCTTGCGGCTGCGGCTAAGGAGATTGAAGAGGTGTTTGACGATATCCAGAGGGAGATAGACATTGGATATGGGATATACAGACTCCGTGAAGAACTCGACAGGATAGCGAACCTCAACCACAGGCTCACGACTGACGAATGGAAGAAGACCGTCAAGAAGACGCTGGGAATCGACATCATGGAGGACTATTATTCAGGCGATTACTACAAGGAAATGCTTAGCAAGTGGGTGTCTGACAATGTTGACCTTATATCAACTATCCCGAACAGCTCCCTTGGAAGAATGAAGGAGCTGGTCTACGACAATTATATCGGCGGCGCGACAACCACCGACATCATCAGTGAGATACAGCGCGAGTACAGTGTATCAAAAAGCCATGCGAGGCTGATAGCCAGAGACCAGACCGCAAAACTCAACTCACAGATAACAAGGGCACAACAGAAGGAGGCAGGCATTGACAGCTATGTGTGGACCACATGGCACGACGAACGTGTGAGGGAGTGCCATGCTTCATTTGATGGAACAACATTCAAATGGGACGACCCGCCTGAAATATGGTACAGCACCAAGAAGGGTATAGTCTACACTGGAAGGCACTGCAATCCAGGCGAGGACTACCAGTGCAGGTGCAGGGCGAAGGCGGTAATCAATATAGACAAAGTGGATTTACCAACATAAATCCTAAGACAGGAGGCGAAATAAATTGAAATTAAGGACGGACAGCATATCAGTTGACCAGACTTATTATACTGATGAGGGCTATCTTATAGACCACCCGATTGTAACCACTTGCGGCATATTCGAGTACAAGAATGCCGATGGAGGCACCAGGAGGGAGCTGCGGCTTCCCAAATACGTGTTTGACGAGAAATCGCTTGCAAGCTACAAGGGCAAGCCGATAATCATCACTCATGATGCCGGGGAGGTGGATAAGGAGAACGTCCGCAGGGAGCAGATAGGCACCATCATGAGCGAGGGCTATCGTGACGGCGAAAATGTCAGATGTGAAATTATCATACATGACACCAACGCACTTAAAAGGTGCGGGCTTAAGGAGCTGTCGCTGGGCTACAGCCTTGATACCGACGACACCCCCGGCGTATACAGGGGGGAGAAATACGACTGTATACAGAAGGACATTGAAATCAACCACCTGGCGCTTGTCGCGGAAGCCAGAGCAGGGGAAACCGCAAGGCTCAACATAGACGGCAGTGACGGCAGTGGTGATAATATACAAATATTAAAAGGAGGCAAAGCAATCATGTACAAACCAAACGCAAACGGCCGCAGGTCTGATGGTGAAGACGACCTTACACCAGAAGAGCTCGAAGCAGCCGTAGCATTATTCAAAGCACAGAAGGCGGCAAGCCAGGCAGCCGGGGGAGAGGGCACCGACGGTGACGAGGGCGGCACAGGAGAGCCAGCAGGTGGGCAGGAGGAAGAGAAGAGCCCTATTGACCAGGTGAGGGAGAACATCGACCGCAGGGATTCGGAAGGTGTGGAAATGGCACCAGAGGAAATCATAGCGGAGCAAAAGGCAGACCTCGACACGCTCCTTGAGGAGATTGACAAGCTCCAGGCAACCAACGACATGAACGGTGACGAGGGAGAAGATGACACACCCGAAGGGGAAGGCGCCGCTGTTACAGAGGAGGAAAACCACGATGAGGGAGAAGAGGAAACAGAAGGGGAAAAAGGGAAAGGTGTAAACATGGACTCAGTAGACAGGATTGTAAAAGAGCGCCTGGACATATGCCGCATGGCTGACAGGCTCAACCTTGACGGTATTGACAGCTTATCAGTGGTTGAAGGAAAGAAGCGTATCATTAAGGCAGTCAATCCGAAGATTAATCTCGACGGGAAGAGCAGGGGATATATTGACGCTGCTTATGATATAGCAAAACAATCCTACCATGAGAAGAAGAGCACTGACGCACAGCGCCAGAAGCTTGCAGGCAACAAAATCCGTAGGGATGCGAGGGAGGAAAGCAATTCCACTTCCGCACGCAAAAGTATGATTTCAAGAATGACAGGAGGTAATAATTAATGAGTATGGCTGCACAGACTAGTTACGGCTTCGGATTCCCCAAAGGGGTAGCCGGTGGGCTCTTTGATTTATCAGCCCATGAAGTATCCACGAGACAGGCGGAGGGAACAGGAATTTCCTTCGGTATCGGCGTGGTAGTCGGTACAAACAAGGGCACTGATGTATCCGTTCCAACATCATCTGCCACAGCCGCTGATTTCGAGGGTGTTGTGGTACACAATTCAGTAATGGTTGAAATGGATATGTCGGGAAACGTTACAATCGGTGACAAGAGCACAGTCGGCGTACTCCACCATGGCAAAATATGGGTAAAGACCGGCAAGAACGCCGCACCAGCATACAAAGAGAAGGTATACATGATTACAGACGGTGATGAAGCCGGTTTATTCACAACATCTGCCGACAGCTCTACCAAAGTAGCGCTAAACGGCGTATATCTTGGCGCAAAAGATGAAGGCATTGCAAATGCAGAGTTTTTTAAGACTGAATAAGGAGGGATATATCAATGAAGGATTTTAACAATGACGATTACAGCGCGTTAAAGGGTTCCACCCTCATAAAAGGACTTGCAGGAAGCGAGAACCTTCGTTTTGACAGTGTTGAATCAGCAACAGTATTCTTTGCCAGAGAGCTAGACCAGGTAAAGGCAAAGACATATGACAAGCAGTACCCGGAGCTTTCAGCTCTATCGCATTTTCCTATTACATCCGAGGTAAACGAGGGTGCGGAGACAACCACATATTACAGCTATGACATTACAGGCATGGCTGCGATTATCAACAACTACGCAACCGACCTTCCAAGGGTTGATGTTAAAGGCGAAACGCACACGGCGCACATCAAGTCAATCGGCGACAGCTATGGTTACAATGTGCAGGAGATGAGGGCGTCACGCATGGCTGGAAAGAGTCTGGACGCTAGGAAAGGCGCTGCGGCAAGAAGGGCGTCCGACTACATGATTAACAAAATTGCATTTGCAGGCGATAATGAGCACAACCTTGTAGGTATTTTTTCAGATGGCAACGATATTCCACTATATACCCTTTCAGAGGTAGAGGCGGACGGTGCCAAGCACACTGAATGGAAGTACAAGACTGCCGACCAGATATTAGAGGATATCAATGGTATGCAGAAGTTCATTGACAAGATTACAATGTCAATCGAGAAACCTGACACGCTTGCGCTTCCATCATATGTCTATATGGATTTGGCAACCAGGAGAATACCTGATACGGAGACTACGGTTCTTAGCTTTGTCAAAGAACATGCGCCATACCTTAAGAATTTTGAGTCAATGGCGGAGCTTCAGGACACTGCGACAGATATCAACACCAGCGGAAAGAATGTGGCGTTTATGTACACGAAAGACCCTGAGAAATTCAGCCTTGAGATTCCGCTTCCCTTCTACCAGTATCCTCTACAGGTGCAGAAGCTAGAGACTGAAATCCCCTGTGAGACAAGGACCGCAGGACTTATCATTTATTATCCATTGTCAATGCTGTTGGCATATGGAATATAGGGAGGTAGCACAATGGAGATTATCAACAAATCAAGAAAGATTATCAGTATCAATGGTGAGCCATTTCTTCCTGGGAAAACAATGGCTCTTCCTGACGGAATGGAGGGTAATCCGAGCATAGCAGATTACATTGCAAAAGGAATAATTTCCTATGCAGGAGATGAGGCGCAGACAGCCCCTGATGATACGGTGGGTGATGCTGAAAGAGCCAGGATTGCAGAGGAAGCCGTTGCAAAGTACAAGGCTGAGCAGGAGGCATTGGCGGCTGTTCAGGCAGAGCTTGAAGCAGAAATCAATGATGTAAAAGCCATGAAGAAGAAGGACCTTCTAAAGAAGGCGGCCGGTATGGGCATTGAAGTCAAGGATGATGACACCGAGGAGACCATAAGGGAGAAAATCCTTGCAGCGCTTGGACAGCAGTAAAAGCTGTGGGGAGGTGGAACCATGGAGGCCTTTGAAATAATAAGGGCTACAATGAAGGAGTTTGACTGCGTGGAGGATGAAACTGTCAACACGTTTATATCGCTGTCTGAACCGTATGTAAGCAGGAAGAGGTTTGGAAAGCTCTACCAGCAGGCACTGGCATATATGGCGGCGCATAAGATGAAGCTGTCGGGATATGGAAGCACCGGCGCCGTGGGAGCTGCAATAGGGGACACTTTTGGACTCGCCTCCGTTTCGGAGGGTGGGACATCGGTGTCCTTTTCAAATAATACACAGACGGCCGATGCGGACTCGGAATATTCCATGACGGTCTACGGTGTGCAGTTCCTCCACCTGAGGCGTTCGGTAATAGTGCCTGTCTGCATAAGAAGCGGGGTGGATGCCTTATGAGCATGGGATGGTCAGACCTTACACCGGAGGGGAAGAAGTTCTTTGGTGAGCTTGAACAGTTAAGCAGGCTTAACGTGAAAGCGGGTTTCCAATCCGGCACGGATGCCAGCGATGATGGAACGTCGATAATGGAAATCGCAATGTACAATGAACTTGGAACCTCCACACCCTCACCGTCAAGGCCGTTTATGAGACAGAGCTTTGAAAATCATCAAGACAAGCTTCAGGAAGCCTGCGACAAGGTGGTTACGTCCGTCACTAAAGGCACAACCGCACGCATGGCGTTAAATGAGCTTGGGGTGACGGTGGTGGGGATTATACAGGACGAGATTGACGAAGGGGCGTTCGAGTCAAACGCCGAATCCACGATTAAAAAGAAGAAATCCACAAAGCCCCTGATAGACACGGGACGGATGGCGCAGTCAATCCATTACCAGATTGCAGAGAAGGAGTGATATTTGAATGAACATAGCACTCTTCAACAGGGACTACACGGTCCGCCGTTTCAGTGAACCGTATGAGTTAAACGGATACATTGCGGCGGCACATACCGATTTGAAGGTGAGCATGCACGTCCACCCATTGGGTTACAATGCAGTGCAGGCACTCCCAGAGGGAGAGAGAAAGGTGAAAAGACTTGAAGCCCACAGTGCGGAGAGGCTTGTCACAGCGGAGCAGGGCGGCGGAACCAAAGCGGACTTGCTGTATTATCAGGGGGACTGGTACGAGTGCGTTTCGGAGGCTGAATACGGCCATACGCTTTTATCACACCACAATTACCAGTTCGTCATACTGGCAAAGGATGCGGCGAGTACGGTTGACACCGAACCGCCGTCTGTTGGAACGGGGGAGGTGCGGGAATGAAGGCGGCTGACGCGGCAAACCTGTTTCTACGGTTTGCAAAAGAATATTTCGAAGGGTACACGGTCATATACGCAAAACAGAGCCG